AAACTGCTGACTCTATTGGTGTTAGCACAACATTCTTACAACAATATCAATTTGCGGCTCAACAAGCAGGAATAGAAACAGAGCAATTTAACAAAGCTCTTAGGTTCTTTTCTAAGGGTGTTGGTGAAGCTGATATGGGTACTGGTCTGGCTAAACAGGCGTTTGAAAACATGGGCATATCTATAAAAGATGCTTCTGGGCAAACAAAAAAATCAGAGGTTCTTTTTAAAGAATTTTTTGTAACCCTAGACTCTATACAAGAACCATTTAAAAGAAATGCTTTATTAGCTCAAGTTTTTGGTGCAAAAGTTGGTATCACAATGGCTAACCTAATCAAAGATGGTTCTATTGCAATGGAAGATTTAAAAGAATCTGCTACAGGTGTATTTGATGAAGAAACTATAAGAAATGCTGAAAAGTTTAATGACACCATGAATATGCTTAATAGAAAAATCCTAACTCCAATAAGGGCTAAGATGATTGATATTGCAGCAGCTTATTTGCAAGTTGCAGAAGCAATGGGGTTAATAGAAGCAGACCCAGTTGTGCTGACATTAGAAGAATTGAATCAGGCTTTTGCAAATTCTCAAACATTAGTTCTAGCCTATGCAAATACATTAGCAAAAAATACAGACCTAACACTTGAAGGTAAAAAAGAGATTTTAAAACAGCTTAAAGAAGAAATGGTTATTAGGGATGAACTGGGTAAAAAAATAAGAAGAATAAACGGAATAACCGCAGATAGTACAAAAACTAGCTTTGACATAATTGCAGCAGCCCTTGATGGTTTTCAAACCACACTGGGAACTGTTGATGAAAGGCTTGGAAAGGCTGCTGTTGGTTCTATGAAAAAGTTTGAGAATTCAATTGTTGATGGATTAAAAAAAGGAAAATTAGAATTTAAAGACTTTTCAAGTTATGTAATTGAGCAGCTTATTAGAATTGCTATACAAGAAGCAATTTTAGCTCCTTTAAAAAGCTCATTTACAGGATTCTTTGGGGGTTTTGGAAGTTTATTTGGCGGAGGTAAGGCTAATGGGGGAGCTGTTAGTGGCGGTACTCCATACCTAGTTGGTGAAAAAGGTGCTGAAATGTTTGTACCAAACTCATCTGGTCAAATTATAACGAACGAAAATATCAGCCAACAAGGACAATCAATGGGTTCTGGCAATGCTACAGTCAACTTCAACATATCAACAGTTGATGCTGCTGGCTTTGATGAGCTTTTAGTATCAAGAAAAGGAACTTTAACTGCTATCATCAATCAAGCGATGAATAGCAGAGGAAGAATGGGTGTAGTATGAGTGGTGCTTTTCCTACAGACCCTGCTTTTAGAGCTTTAAACTTTCAAAGCAACAGACCAGTTTTAATCAACCAGTCTCTTTCTGGAAGAAGGGCTGTTAGGCAAATAGGCTCACAATATTTTTCATTTGGTGTTCAAATGCCACCATTAACCCAAGATGATGCAAGTGATATTTTTGCATTTCTACAGCAACAAAAGGGTGGGTTTGAAACTTTTACAATTCAACTACCAATACAAAATAGAGGTGCAGACAAATCCAACACATCTGTAAAGGTTGTTGGTGCACACAATACTACTGACAATACAATTTCATTAGATGGTTTTACAGTAAGTACATCCAATGTGCTGAAAGCAAACGATCTAATTAAGTTTGGTCACAGTAAAGTCTACACAGTTCTATCAAATGTAAATTCAGATGCAGGCGGAGCAGCAACAATTACAATTGAGCCTAATTTAGTTGAAACCCTTGCAGATAATGAAGTGGTAGTTATGAATCAGCCAAGTTTTAATGTTTATCTCTCATCGCAAGAGATATTGTATTCAACTGATATTTCTGGTTTTTATTCTATTTCATTTGATGTTAGGGAAGTCATCAGCTAATGCCAAGATCACTTTCATCAGCATTACAAACACAAATAGCCAATGATGCTAATAAAATAGCGTTTCTAATTGAACTAAATTTATCCTCAGCTTTAAGAGTAACTGACTATTATGCTGATGTTACTTATAATTCTAATTCTTACATTGCTGGTGGAGACTTTGTTTCTATTGAATCTGGCAATGAAACTGGTGAAGCAAAAGTAGAAGAAATAACTATCACAATGTCTAACATCACAAGCACTGTTAGAGACTTGATTGAGGATGGAAATTACACAGACAAAACAGCAAACATTTATATAGCATTTTTTGATGATGATGAAAACTTGGTTGATGCAACCACTTATTTCTCTGGAACAATTAGCAATGCATCAGTGTCTGAATCAATGGATGCCTCAACCTTATCAATTTCTGTTTCAAATCACTGGTCAAACTGGAATCTTAAAAAGGGCAGACATTTTACTGACGAATCTCAACAACAGATTTATTCTGGAGATAAAGGCTTTGAGTATGCAGATCAGACGAAAGAAGATATTAGGTGGGGTAGCTAATGGCAGGAAATTTACCAGCTCCTAGCACTGGAAATCCAGTTGTAGATGTTTTTGTTGCTGCTGTTTCATGGCTTATGGGTGGGTCAAAAGTTGCAACAGCAATTAGATGGACTGCAACAGCTATTACCATTGGCACAGGCATTAAGGGCTTTATGGAAGCTAAAGAGCTTATGTCAAAAGGTCAAGATATTCTTGGGCAAAAAACCTCACAAGGAGGAAAGATACCAGTCATCTATGGCAGAAGAAGAGTTGGCTCTACTGTAGTGTTTATGAACACAGCAGATAATAGATCAAAAGATTTATTCTTAGTTTATGCTCTGTCTGTTGGCGAAATAGACCAAATTGAATTAGACACCATTGAAATTAATGGCGTTTCAATTAAAGACCCTAAAGTTTTCAGACAAGGTTATTATGCTGGCTCAGACAAGATTGCTTCTGGAGCTGGCTCATTATGCACTTTTGATCAAAGAGGAACTGTCACCGCAGAAAACGCTGGTGGCTCAGGAACTGACCCAGCACAAAGATATAGAATGGTTTTCAATGCTCATCATGGAGCTGACGATCAAACAGCAGACCCTATGCTCATCGCATCTTCTGGGGGGCAATGGACTTCATCTCATAGAGTTAGAGGTATAGCCTATCTTGCTTGCAGCTTTGAATATGATGTAAAAGGAATGTTTAACTCAATCCCTCAGCTTACTGTTGTTTGTAGGGGCAAGAAATTATACGACCCAAGAAAAGATGGCTCTATCACAGGCGGTACAGGCAGCCATAGATATGCTACGCCTAGTACTTTTGAATGGTCTGACAATGCAACCTTGTGCCTTTTGGACTATATGAGAGACAATGAATACGGAAAGGGTTTAGCTGAAACAGACATTAACTTGCAAACATTTCAATCTGCTGCAACTACAGCAGAAACAAAACAAGACACCCCAGATTTTGATGGCTCTTATGTAAATGCTACTTTTAGCGGATTGGCTGGAGCTGGAATTATTACAGTTGATGGTGATACTTGGAATGGCTCAAAAATTGGCGGCAATATTAACCTAAAAGATGCTTCAGGCAATGTTGAGTTTGAAGATAATGTTATTGTAGATGCAACCAGATACCAGCCATATGACTCAAATGCTATTTATCAACTAGTTGTTCAAAACCCCTTATCTAACTCTTATACCAATGAAGCTGGTCAAGCTCTAGTTAAGGTTGAGAGATTTAGTTGTAATGGTGTTATTAATGCCAATAAAAACATATTAGAAAACACTCAAGAGCTTTTAGCTAACATGAGGGGTATTCTTAATTACATAAATGGTAAATACGAAATTACCCTAGAAGATACAGCATCCTCATCTTTTACTGTAACTGACAGACATATCATTGGTGATTCTGGAATTACTGTTACTTATGAGGATAAAGCACAAAAAGCTAATAAAGTTGTTGTTCAGTTCTTTAATGCTTTAAAAAAATATGAAATGGACACAGTTACGCTTTTGCATGATGCAACGCCTAACTTTACATCTGATGATGGCGGAGAAGAACTAGAGTTAGTTGTAGATTTTCCGCATATTGTTAATAAATATGTGGCTTATAATATGGGAAAGGCGATTCTTGGCAGGTCAAGAAATCAACAAACCATTTCTTTTAATGGTGTTCCAGAACTTTATAAAGTAAAAGTCGGAGATGTGATAACAGTTGTTTATACACCTCTTGGTTATACAGGGAAACTATTTAGGGTCGAAGCTATGATACTTCAACCCAATGGATTGGTTGGAGTTCAAGCCATTGAGTATCTGGATATCTATACTTGGCAAGCCCCACCGCAAGAAATCATTGAACCAATCAATAATCCAGTGGCTTATTTTGCAGTTAAAGCTCCAACAGGTATCACCTTTACAGACGCAGGCTCTAGCTCTACAAGCAGAGCTTTCTTAACTTGGAATGAACCAACAGACTTCCCCAATCACACATACAGAGTCAGAATTGTAGACAGCTCATCAAACAAGCTAACCAATAAAATAGTAGATCAAGAATTTGTAGATTTAGATTATCTACCAGTAGGCTCAAACTATGTGGCTTCAGTCTCATCTATTAACAGCTTGGGGCAAGAGTCTGAAGCAGCAACGCTGACGTTTACAGTCTCAACAGCGCCAGTCGCTACTGCCGATCTACAGGATGGGTCTATCTTAGAGGCTAAACTAGCAGACGATGCTGTTACTAGAAATAAGATTTTAGA